TAAAGAGCTTACATATGTAATTCCTTCGCACAACCCACTCGATCCGCCTCAAGTGATTAAAAACATGGGCATAATTCGTAATGGGTTAGTATCTCTACCAATAGGACGTACGGATTTGATACCGTCGCACTACGAAATAGTCGATAAGCGAGTAAACAAACCTGTGGACTTTCCTGACTTTAAGTTTGATTTACGACCAAGTCAGCAAGCGGTTTATGATGATCTTGAAGACAATTGTATAGTAAACGCTTGGGTCAGTTGGGGTAAAACTTTTACAGGTTTAGCTATGGCAGGAAAACTTGGTCTAAAAACACTTGTAATAGTACATACAGTACCTCTACGAAATCAGTGGGCTAAAGAGGTAGAAAAAGTATTTGGAATTACGCCTGGCATCATAGGCTCTGGTAAGTTTGAAATTGACGCTCCAATTGTTATAGGGAATACACAGACTTTATACCGTAACATCCCCAAGATAGCAAAAGAATTTGGAACAATTATACTAGATGAGATGCACCATGTTAGCAGTCCGACTTTTTCTAAACTTTTAGATACAAATTACTGTAGATATAAGATAGGTCTTTCTGGCACTATAGAAAGAAAAGACGGCAAACATGTTGTGTTTAGAGACTATTTTGGCAGTAAAGTTTATAAACCACCGAAAGAAAACTATATGCAACCAAAAGTGGATGTAATACCCTCAGACATAAGATTTTTAGACGGTAATAGAACACCTTGGGCAAATAGAGTAACAAATTTAGCAACTAATGAGGAATACATACATACGATAGCCATGCTAGCAGCTAATTATGCAGCTAGAGGGCATAAAGTACTGGTAGTTAGTGACCGAGTTAGTTTTTTAAAGAAAGCAGCAGAGCTAGTAGGAGATACTGCTGTATGTATAACAGGAGACATACCACATGAAGATCGTGAAGACCTTATCGATGAAATTAAGTATAAAGGCAAATCTGTTCTTTTTGGAACTCAATCTATTTTTTCAGAAGGAATTAGTGTTGACATACTTAGTTGTCTCATCTTGGGTACACCAATCAATAATGAGCCCTTACTAACACAGTTAATAGGTAGAGTTATACGAAAGAAAGAGGGAAAGAGAAACCCTGTAGTAGTAGATATTCACCTAAAGGGTAACACCGCTAGAAAACAAGCCTCTAACAGGATAGGATATTACATGAAGCAAGGCTATGAGATAGGGTACATTTAAAAAAATAGTTCTTGACATTTGTTTAATAATTTGGTATAATAATGTTCTTATTTAATTGGAAAAAGATTTACAAAGCCTCACAGGGTAGTTCTTCTGCCTGTGTGGAAATTATAGACATGATGTACTTTAAAAAGATTCCATATAATAGCTATGACTCTCTTTACAAGTACAGCAAACAAGATTTTTCAGGAGATTCATTTCTAATCCAACCTGGAATACTTTTGGAACAATCGTTCAGATATGATTCAAAAGAGATAGCAGTATATATCGCATTGGCAGCTAGGCGTAAGTTGTCTGATTATATTGCTTTTGGATATAAAACTTTGAGTGTACGTCACGCTCCACAACTAACAAAACTAATCGAAGAAAATAGACTACTTTATACTAAAGATGGACAAATCCATTTTATATATGAAGAAGCCCAACGGAGAAATAAAGATGGCAATTTCGTTTAACAAGCAAAAAGGTTCTGCACAAAAATCCTCAAATAACTCTTACAAGTATGTAGATGGCGACAATAAAGTACGTATTGTTGGTGACATCCTTGCACGCTACGTTTACTGGATTAAAGGTGAGAACGATAAAAATTTACCTTTAGAATGTTTATCATTTGATCGTGATGCAGAAGCATTTACAAATAAAGAAAAAGACTGGGTTCGTGAGTACTACCCTGACCTTAAATGTGGTTGGTCTTATGCAACTCAATGTATTGACCCTAAAGATGGTCAAGTTAAAGTTTTAAACCTAAAGAAAAAACTTTGGGAGCAAGTAATCACTGCTGCTGAAGATTTAGGAGATCCTACTGATGTAGAAACTGGTTGGGATATTTGCTTCAAGCGAGTAAAGACCGGACCATTAGCATATAATGTAGAGTACCAACTACAAGCTCTAAAATGCAAGCCCCGAGCATTAGATGACGAAGAGTTAGCAGCAATTGCCGATCTCAAATCTATGGACTTAGTAATGGCTCGACCTACTCCTGATGCTCAGAAAGAGCTTCTTGATCGTGTTCGCAAAGGTAGCGATGACAATGTAGACGATGAGCTAGAAAAAGAATTTAATATAGAACACTAATCTTATGATATTATTCACAGCAGACTGGCATATAAAACTGGGGCAGAAGAATGTCCCAGTTGAATGGGCAATAAACAGATACCACTTATTCTTCGATCAAGTCTACTTGTTAGAAGGAGAGGTGGACTGCCATGTTATTGGTGGAGACTTGTTTGATAGACTTCCTACTATGGAAGAGCTAGAGCTTTACTTTTCGTTTATAAGTGAAGTAAGCATACCTACATTAATATTTGATGGTAACCATGAAGCTACGAAGAAACACAAGACTTTTTTCACCAATCTCAAAGCAGCTACTAGAAGCGTAAATGCTATGGTAGATATTATTGATTATAGTTATGTTGATAAGGATATTAGTATTTTACCTTATGTAGATTTACACAAGAAAAATTGTGTAGACAAGTTTGATAAGACTAGAGCACTGTTTACTCATGTGAGAGGAGAGATACCTCCCCATGTTAAACCTGAAGTGGACTTATCTATGTTTGATGACTTTCCTGTAGTATTTGCAGGAGACTTACATTCTCATACTAATACACAACGAAACATAGTATACCCTGGTAGCCCTATGACAACTTCTTTTCACAGAAGCAAAGTAGATACAGGGTACCTACTTATTGATGAAAATGATTGGTCTTGGGAATGGAAAAAGTTTGAGCTTCCACAACTGCTTAGAAAGACTGTAACAAGCCCAGAAGAGATGATACCTACTATATTCGATCATACTATCTATGAGATAGAAGGTGATATGCAAGACTTAGCAAACGTAGAAGATTCGTCTTTGCTTGATAAAAAAGTAATAAAACGAAGTACAGAAGCTAGTCTAGTTATTGACAAAGATATGACGAAAGAAGAAGAATTAGTAGAATATCTAACTTATATTTTAGAAATATCAGAAGAAAAAATACCAAATATTTTAGGGACTTATAATGATTACGCTCAAAAAGCTCAACTGGGATAATTGCTTTAGTTACGGTGCAGGAAATGAGTTAATTCTTAATGACAATACCGTAACACAAATAATTGGTACTAATGGGATGGGGAAGTCCTCCATCCCATTAATCATAGAGGAAGTGTTGTATAACAAAAACTCTAAAGGTATCAAAAAAGCAGATATACCCAACAGATATGTAAACAATGGCTACAGTATAAAATTAGAGTTCTCTAAAGGCTCTGATGAGTACTGTATTTCTGTTGATAGAAAAAATAGTATAAAAGTGAAGCTAGAAGAAAATGGTGAAGATATATCAAGCCATACTGCTACTAATACATACAAAACTTTGCAACAAATTATTGGGGTAGACTTTAAAACCTTTTCGCAGTTAGTATATCAAAATACAAACGCAAGTCTGCAGTTTCTTACTGCTACAGACTCAAACCGAAAAAAGTTTCTCATAGACTTATTACATCTTGAAGATTATGTAGAGCTATTTGAAATATTTAAAGATGCGTCTAAAGAGACGAATACGTTAATTACCAGCAGCAAATCAAAAATTGCAACTATAGAAAAGTGGCTTAAAGATAATAAATTGGAAGATACCAACATACTTCCAACATTAAAAGTAGAAATTAATACGGAAGAAGACGAAAAAGGATTAAGTAGTTTATTATTAGAAATTAAAAATATTTCGGAAAATAATAAAAAAATTGCAAAAAACAACGGACTCATAGACATACTGAAAGAGTTGGATATGCAAAAAGCAGAATTAGATAATCCAGGGGATATAATATCTAATGAGACAGAAAGAGAGTCTCTATTTGCCGCCAAAGCTAGAAAAGATAATGCAATAAAGACACTGAAGAAAATAGTTGGTTTAGGCAACACCTGTCATGTATGCAACCAAGAAATAGATGAAGAGTTTAAACATAATACTGCGGAAGTTGAAATCAAAATACGAGACGAAGCAAAGGTAGAAATAGAACGACTAGAGCAAGAAGTTAATGATATTGGTCGTCATAATATGAAAGTAAAAAAGTTTGAAAAGTTACAACAAGACTGGTCAAATACTTTTAGATCAATAGATAGGAGCTTACCTACTAGGATTCAAAGTGAAGAAGAGCTAAAGAGTAAAGCGGAACACTTATCAGAAGTATTGAAAGAAAAGAGAAAAGAAATAAAACTTATAGCAGATCAAAATACTGAAATAACTAAAAGAAATACTCGTATACAGGTTATACAAGAACAAACTCAAGAGTTTATAACTCAGTTAGGAGAAGCTACAAAGACTTTGAATCAACATGCTGAGCTAGACTCCAACTTAGAAGTGCTTAAAAAGG